AGAAACTAGAAATATTCTAGCTTCAAGACCGTGAGGTCTACTTAGGTCCTCGTTTTCCAAGGGCCAAAGTTGTACCACTGTGGGGCAAACATAGCCTTTTTGAAAGCTATGCGAGTTACAGAGCGAAGCGCTACCTCGTTTCCGGTAGCAGCGCTTGAGACGCCTTTAACAGGAACTTCTGAGAAATCGAGTACTACCCGATTCCCCTGAAGCCCTGGTGAAGGATACCTGAGCTTAGCCAGAAGCAGGCTAGGCTCTTCATCTATCACTCGGACAGCTCGTTCGATGAAGCCGGGGTGGAGTGATCCTTCCCAGCCGAATCGTGCGAGTTTTGGGGTAGCTTCGTCGAAGTTGACGGAGATACAGGCGTCCCCAGCACTAAGGGGGCCGTTTGCGCGAAGCGCAGACGGTAACCGTCGTACCAGATAGCGCCAAACAGGCCTAAACCTCCCGTCACAACCGTCGTAAGAACAACGACGATGAGACAGAAGACGGACACTGTTAGCCAGCCGATAAATGCTTTTTGCATTTGAGATGATCTCCTTTAAGAAGATAGGTTTAACGTCTCTACCGAGAAAGAAGTAAGAACCGCAGCTTTCCCTAAACCCCGTAGTCGAAAACGATTTGCGGGGGTTCACGGTGAAGCCTAGGAACTCACAAAACTCTCGGTACAACTCCATACCCTGGGAAGGGATTATTATATCATCACCAAAGACAGAGATACTATCAACGGGTAAATGCAAATACTCGCAAACTGCGAGCGCTGCGGCCACAAAGATAAGACTCTCAAGTTCAAAGGTGAAGCCGTTACCCATTGCCGAAAACTTGGCATAGGGTACTAGCTCACTTCCCAGGTTGTAACAAGGGCTTCGAAGACAATCAAGAGCATGGAACCAATCATCTGGGAGAAGCGAACGAACTACTTCTCGAGAGATTGTGTCAGATGCACTTGAAAAATCTACGGTAGCCAGGGAATTATCGAGGGACCCTGTTAGGGCACCCTGACGGTTCTTCTGGTCACTGTTAAGATCGAAACCTGCCTTTCGAAGACGCAAGCGAACTGCTCGACCGACACCTAGCTGGAAGAAACTATTCAGTCCAGGTTCAATACCGATCGTGCGGTCCGTCTTGCTGTTCTTCGGCACAGTTATTACCTCGTTACCTTTCCATTCCTGCAGCGAAGACACGAATTCCTCGGTGAACCAACCCGGGAATGCTTGCTTCGCAGCAGGGACGAAAAGGCGGTACGCACTGCTTGTTATTCCACGTTCTTCGCGGAACTTCCGGGAGGCCGAAACGTCTGATCCTTTAACAGATCGGGTGACGCCAGGCCCCCAGGAGCCCAAGTCGAGGGATTTACCGAAGTCAAAGACCCCAAGAATCTTAGTTACTTTTCGACGTGTTGCTTCATGCAACACAGCGTTAGACCCACCGTAAAGGTGGTCTAAATTAAGATTCCGAAATCTCCGGTTCGTGACTTTGCATTGTTCCTCAGCTTTGAAGAACTGCTTCATCGCTTCCTCTTTCAAATCCAAGCCTGTTTTCAGGAAAGGAGCCTTCCGAAGAAAAGATATTGCTGCAAAGTCATCTTCAAACTGCTGACCAGTGTTATAGTCGGCAGGATGAATCTCCTTTTGAGCGAGCTGCAAATGTTCCCCGTGCCTATACATCAAAAGGCACGAAAGAGCAACTGCAGAGTCAAGAGAAGTAAAGTACTCCTCGATTGCCCGACTTGCGTCGGAGCGGGGCAAGCGAAACGAACTATAGCTGCGACTCACGTCCGCTACGGTTGACGTTTTTGTACGGCGATTGCGGGACCCCGGGGTACGTTCTACCACAGGTTCCAAGGGCATGCGTAGCATGATTCCTCCGTTAAAGTCTATCTAGACCGGCTATTAATACGCCGGTGCCAAGTTGTCAACCAGATCGACGATCGATGCTTCGGCCAACAGGTTCGCCAGGAGAGTCCTGACGTTCTTGCGGTCTTGCATCGTCGCACGTTCATGGAAGATAAAAGTACCGTCAAACGAGCCGACATAGGCAAGACGGGGGGCTGGGGTCAACCCAGCATCCGTCGAGCCCGAAATCGTCTCGAGCTTCGGTACAGACAGACGAACGCGAATCTTGTTGAGCGGTTGATTCCGCCCAGCCGGCGCCAGGGTAGTCTTCAGCGCGGGAAACCCGATGCTGATACCCGAAGCGCGATCAACGTAGTTTGCTTCCGTTCCGGAGTTACCGTTAGGAGCAAAGGTGTG